CATAAGTAAAGATTGTGCCATTCGCTGATAGCATCCAGGGCTTGTGACTATCAAAGACCATCTTCCATATTTCAGCCGCTGACATTTCTACGCTACGACCATCTTCGTAGTCTACTGTAAGCATAGTGCCACGCTCTTGGTTCATAATTGCTGTATATTCTAGTGAACCAAACAGGTTCTCCCATAATATAGCACCAGTCACATCATCATCACCTTCTTTGAAATACTTCTTTTCTTGGGCCAGATTACGACCCTTTTCTTTCATGTAATGGTCAGTTAGTGTTTGTCTGACTTGTGCGACAATCGTTTCTCCACCCATGTTGACGGCACGAATAACCGAGGGATAGAGTGAGTTAATGTCGACGGCGCCGACCCATTCGTGCATACCTCTTTTCGGCGTAGCAACATAGGCACCTGCTGCCTGCTGGACTTCTTCTGCATTTTCAACCTTTCGTTTTTTATCTGGAACAACTAAGCCACGTTCGTGAGCCTCATTAAAAATTGCCATCTCAATCATTGCAACTGAACCCATAACTGTTGGGAGCAGTACTGTGTTCTCATGTGCAAGTTGATTAGCTAATTCTAAAAACTTAAGTTTGTTGTGAATCTTCACCAACAACATCGTATCTTGTCTGTTGTATTCAATGAACTTTTTAAAGTCTTTGTTATACAACTGGTCAAGTGTACCTTCATATTGTGTTTTGTTTTCACCGACTTCCATCTCACCGATAGAATCTAGTTTATAACTGTGGCGTGATTCATAGTTATACTTTTTGTACAACTGTAAATAGTCCATGTGAATACGACCTACTAAGTCGTAAGTTGTTTCACTCTTACCGAATCGTTCGTATTCTCTAGGCTTAGGTAGTTGACCCATCAAGCAAAACTTGCGTGTGTCATCTTTACTCATCACTCTAGTAACACGATTGACCATATAGGGAATATCATAGCCCTCTGAGTTCCAGCCAGTCAGTACATCAGCATCTTCAATTAATTGAAAGAAAACATCAAACATTTCCTTCTCATTATTGAATAACATTGTGTTCTCAAACTCACTTACAATTTCATTTGCTGTCTCTGGTGTCATATGCTTGGGTGCAATGACAAGAGTAATACATTGGTCAAGCCAATCTAAGTAACAACTGATAGCTGTAACAGGATTGAACGGATCACTTGTAGGACTGAAGCCTTTAACAGGATCAAAGTCTACCTCAATGTCGAAAAAGCAAGTATGAAGTTTAGGGGCATCAACTTTCAGATAGTTTTCGCTTAAGCAACGAAAGACTACATTGATATCAGATTCAAACAATGTTTTACCTGAATGGATACGCTTTTCTTTTTCAAACTCTGTGCGTTTGCGTGTACTGAAACGACTAACTGGATTGCCATAGATACTACGATGCTTACCCTTAGGATCAGGATAATACATTACATAGTTAGTAGGGTATTCTTTGTACTGGCGTTTGCCATTCTTATCCCGTTCTACTACATAGATACGGTCTTCATCCCTACTGTGAATAGCATCAACATAACTCATAGAGTTTTGCCGACTGTTTCCAAGATAGTGTTGAGTTCATCGTGGTCTTTGTTAGTTTGACCGAGACTTGCTTTGTGAGCAATCTTAATTGCTTTCTTCAATGTAGAAGCCTTGATTTCAAGTTCTTCTGCTACTGCTTTGATAGTGTCATTCAATCCACCATTCAATGTGTCAATCTCATGTAGGACTGTCATGCCCTCATTGACCAATTGTGTTAGTTTGATTTTAGCTTCGTTGTTAAACGAACGATTATAGTCTGACATAGGTTCTCCTTAAATAATTAGTTAGTATACATGGGTTATGTAGTGAAGTCAAGTGTTTTTCTTACCTTCTACAATCTTCTTGACCAAAGTATGAATGCCCGGATTGACTTTCAATACATGTGGCATCATCTCATTACGGATATAGTTGCGTGTGTATTTGGGATTTTTATTTGATTTATCTTCGCACCATTCAATATTATGACTTTCACACCAATAGATAAAATCTTCTTTACGGGTAGTTAAGAATGGTCGCAATACATTACCGCGTGTCAGTGGAATAACTTTGGGTGTTCCATTTAATGCTGACCAAATATATGTTTCAACACAATCATCTAAGTGATGACAAGTAATGATTGGTCCATGTTTAGCAAAATATTTATAACGTTCTTCTCGCCAAAATTCTTCTTGGCTCATACCTTTGGGCTTATCACGATTTAATATACCTAGAAACATAGGAAGATTTCTATCCTCACAGAATTTAGATACAAAGTCTAGTGCTTTGTTACTGTGTTCAGTGCCATGATGGAAGTATACACAAGACACATCATGCTTACGACTTAGGAAATCAACAACAGCGCAACTGTCCACGCCACCACTGAATGCTACGGTAACTTGTTTGGGTAATGGGACGTTTAACTTAATCATCTATGCATTATAGCATAGATTATGTTTTATTGAAAGATATGATGGTTTTGTTCGCCATAAATTTTGATGTATTTGCCCGCAAGCATATCTGCCATTGCTTCAATTGGGCTACCTGGGTAACTATCACCCGGCTTAATCATATCTAATTCACCTTGGCGAACGTGAACTAATTCATGGAATACTGTGCGTAGTATATCTACTAGGTTACGATTGTTTACATATACCCAAATACTATCAGCGCCCATTTGATGACCACCGGTATGATGATTGTTCTGAGCTTCTTCGGTATCCATACTTAGTTCGATATGTGGCTTATTTTTTATATGTAAACGCTTACAAGCCCAATCACAAAATTTATCAACTTCTTGTTGTAAATCTGGATCCCCACCCTCATCAAGTTTATGTTTGACCCAGTCATCGGGTGTTCTTTTGTATTTTCTTACAAACAAATCGTGTAGTGCATCACCACTCATACTATGTCTATTAGCAATGCTCCTCATTAATTTATCAATGGTATCATAGTCGTGTTTAGCCAATGAGGGTAGCTTTTTTGCCAACTCATTTGCGGCAGATTCTAATACAATTTGATAAGTTTTCATTAATCTTAAAAATCAGTGCGCTGAACTTCTTCGCCATCTTCCATAACAACATGTGACGTAATGCCTTCTTCTGTAACCCACCTAGCGTAAAGTGCTAATTTATCGGGAGTAGCAAAATCACCCATATAAACTTCTAAATCTGCAGGAGATAAAGTTGTGTTAGCCCATTCATCCCATGATAGGAAATTTTCACCCTTTGATGATGTATATATATGTTGTTGCATGATAGTTTTTCTTTCTATCTAGTATTTATGCTCACTTTGAAGAATTACGGTAGCGAATCGCTTTTCCTAAGCCAGCAGCCGGCTACACCACGGTAACGAGTACCGGTCCTAAGGTGTGTTCAAAACCAAGATTTTTCAGTCAACTCAAGGTTGTGACTGCCAAATCTTTTTAATCTATTTAAAAACTCAGTAGTTTTTTCGGTTACTACACCGGTCAACTGATATATCACTCTATTGTTATTACTTGCATTGGCTGAACAAACGCTAGTTGATTGCCAATTATACATTGTAACATCACCTATTTTCCAATTAGTATATTGATATTCATCATAACTAGAAAAATGACCAATCTCCCAATCAGTAAGATCGATCTGAATTCTCATTACTAGATATTTTGCTTCGGGATTAAGTGACGAAAAATCAGACAATGTTAAAACAGAAACATCGTTTGGTTTTTGTACAATAAGTTTATCCTCACAGTGAGATAACCCAAATAAATTTTTAATTTTATTCAAGGTAATATCACTAGAATTTGCGCCAATGATATTACCTAATTTAGATACTTTGTTAGTTGTCATAACGTTTATTTATTAACTAACTGCTGTACAGTATAATTAGTTACACCAAGATTGCTTGGCTTCGCCAAAATACTCACGGGCAAAGCCGTTAGCAATCAATTGTTGGCGTAGACTCTTACCGTCTAATATAATGTCACCTAAAACACGGCCGCCAAACTTATCCCAATCGTATAGTATCACTTGACGCTTTTGACTATTACCTACTAGTTTTTTAGTAAACTCACTAGCGGCTAAGCCTCGTTGATTTTCTGATTCGCACTTAGCTCTGAAGCCTTTTTCAGGGGTATCAACACCAAATATACGAACAGCTAACTGCGGCTTTAATGGCGCTGGTAAAAAAGGAGCGGCAATAACTATGGTATCACCGTCACTTACTTTTAAAATGTTTGCATCATATGTTACCCCTTGTGGAGTTTTCTGTGCAAATACACTAACGGATAGTGTTAATAATAATGTTGTTATAATTTTTTTCATGTTATATTACTCACGTTCTGTCTTAAGTATAGAACGAATGAACCATGCTTTCTTACCATATAGGTCTTGTAGTTCAGCCATATAGTTTTCTATACCATGTTGGTTTTCATTTGCCGCTTCAGCAAACATGGCAACAACTAATTCACTCATCTTTTCACAATCTTGCAATGATTCAGCAAACATTAGTTGAGCACGTGGAATCTTTATTTGGTCCTGAATGATGCTTAATTCAGCATAGCGTGACAAACTGCCTGGTGTATAAGCACCTAATATTCTGATGTATTCAGCAATAGGATCGAT